TATTCTTATTTTGATTTACTATTTCTACTGCCATATAAGAAGTGCTTTTACCTTTCCAAGCACCTATCTCAACAAAATGTTGTTCGTGTTTAGCATTATTAATAACTTCTTCGTATAGAGGTAGAAAGTTAAACCAACCTTCTATCCCAGCATAAAAATGTCTCATTATTTACCTCCCCTTAAGTAATTTTTATTTATATCCCCCGCCTGCTGCTTTATATGCTTTAGCTAGCATTTGAGCTTTGCGAGCGCTCCATTGACCTGGTGCGCCACCTTTTCCACCTGATTTAATTCTTTGAAATAAACGTTTTCTCATGGTTGGTTTAGTATAAACTTTAGCTTCGTTAACTCTAGACTTAGGTTTTTTTGCCATTTTCTTTTCTCTTTTTCATTCTCTCAATAAACTTTTTTCTAACTGTATCTTCCCACTCTTTTTCAGCAGTTTTAGTTTCTTTAGTTTTAAATATATTTTTTAATTTATCAATCATTTTATAAAAGCACCTATTCTACCATGTAAATCTGGATATTCTACATATTTCCAATTTTCTGGGGGATTTATATTTTCACCTTCCCATATTGGAACAAAATCAGAGTTATCCCATTGAAAATCTAAATTACGTCTTAATTGACATTCGATTAATTTACTACCAATAAATTCACAATTTATATATTCATAAGGTATGTTATTAAGTATATTCGGAAAACTAACTATTTTTTCTAAGGCTGAAAAGTCATCAACTTTAGACCAAGCATCCCAATACATTAGTTCATCTGGATCTTTAAAACCTTCTACGCACAATACTGGTTTTTTATTTCTATAATCAACAGATAAATTTCTGCCTTTAAACCATTCACACCAGAAATACCCTATAGGTAAATGATCTGTTTCATCCTCAATCCAAACTTTTTCAGCTCCAAATCCTAACCCCATAAGATTCATTATAGGTCTAACTATATACCAATCAGGTTTTGGAACATCAATACCAACAGGCCCACATATATATTCTAATTTTTTAGATAAGATTAATTTATCATAAACCCAAATATGTTCTGGACTTAGATTAGCCCAAACTTCATCTTCAGTATTCACTTCTTTTTCTTTTTTGCTAAAATAGCTTTCTGAAGGGCTGGAGGAAGTTTCTTCTGGGCGGCTGATAATCCTCCACCATTAGGTTTTTTCTTAGCATCAGCTTTTTTAGAAACATTTTTACTCATAAAAGCAGGTTTACCGTTCTTCATCGGCATCTTTTTATGTTTAGCCATTGTTTGTTCTCCAATCTCAAGTCGAAATTATCACGTAAATAAAATAGCGGAGACTCCGTCTCCGCGTTGTGCCACTTCGTGGCATCTTGTTGCAACATAGGGGAAAGCCATGTTCATTCTATGTTCAATTAAGTAAAAATAAAATTTTATGTTGATTGCATCTAAGTTCAAACTAATAGTAACACAAATTTTGCTATTCTGCAAACATAATATTTTTACTTTCGTTTTTTACTCTGAGCACTAGACTTTCCTGCTGCGCTTAGTGCGATTGCTATAGCCTGCCTACGGCGAGCCTTGCTTATAGATTCGCCAGTGCGCTTTGCTAGTGTGCTAATAGATTTTGAACGAGTTTTAGAAGGGCTCTTTTTAATTAGCTCACGAATATTAGTAGAAATTGTTTTTTGAGATTTACCACGTTTTAAAGGCATTTAGCAATCCTCTGTTTTTATTTCTACAATCATCTCTTTTGTATCTTCTTCGTCAGACTCATTCATACCAGCAAGTTCACGAATTTTCGCTACATGTGTTGCCTCAACATAAGCATGCTCTTCACGAAGACCCATCATACCTGCTAAGAACATTATTTCATCTGCTATATTTTCTGCCATTTGAACATCCGAAACATTAGCTTGATCATTTTCAATAGCCATCTTTTCCATATAGAAGAGTACGTCTTGTAATTTTGCAGTACGCTCTGCGACATCCATAGAATCTGAATCTATCTGACTTTCAATAGATTTATAAAGTGTTTCAGCACTAGGACAAATATCAAAATGTTTTGTGGTATAAGATCCGACTTCTATACCACCATCTTCGTTTACAACTTCAAACTTCATATCATCATTTTTTACAGAAAACAGAGATTTTGGCGATGCTACTAAGTCAGTATTATCACGAGTTTCTTCAATATCTGACGAATACATAAGATAATCTCTGGCAGAATTTAAATAAGCTGAAGAAACGGCAAGTTTATTAGTCCACCAAGTTGGAAGCTCGGCTTCGCCATCTTGTGGAAGTGTTCTCATAATATCTCCTACATCTTCCATAATAGTTCTACACATTCTACGAGAAGATGCTACATCTGTATGTCCGTCTTTTTTCATTTTTTCCTCTTTCTAAATCCAATTGGTTTGGAGTATTTAATTGGCCATCCCCTATTACGAGACTTTGTAATAAAGGTTTCAAGTTCTTTTTCAGTTAAAACACCTGACGTAGCTTTACGACGTATTCTTTCATTTCTAGGAATACGTGGCGCTGTCGGTCTAACAAAAGTAAATTTTCCAACTTTCTTTTTCATGCTTTATTATAACTTTTATCTTAGTAGTGCGCAAATATTAATTTTTAAACTTTCAACACACATTCTACTAGTTTTTCTTCTGAATTGCTGTTAGATTCTAAAGCAACTCCTACTAACATACCTTTGCCTTCTGCTTTAGCAACTCCTGAAGAGCTTGTAAAAATTCTAGAACCTTTTGTAACTTCACCTATAATTCTAATTGGAAGACGTCCTTTAAGACCGATATATTGACCTTCTGTATCTGCGTTCATTTTAAAAGCAGGGTTTTCAGAAATAACACCGATAGCACAACCTCCTTCACTACAAGCCTCTGTCTCAAACTTATTAGTAGAAGAAACCATCATCACTGTTCCAATAGGGTACTCTTCATCAGTAGTATATTTCTCAGCCAAGTCAGCATATTTTGCAGTCGTTGCGGTACCAAAAAACTCACCACTAGCATACATATTTCTAAACTGATTACCAGTAGCCCCAACATCAATTGTTGCAGTAGTTGGAAGTAAATTAACAGCAAAATCAACACTATTAGAGTCAATGCTCATACGTTTAGTACCACCAGTAGTAAATCCTATATCATCTGTTCCTTCACGGAAAATACCAGTATCAGTATCATCTTCAAAAGTTATAGAAGGGGCTGCTTGAGTACCATCTTGAAATTGGGCTCCGTCTAATTGTAAAAAACCACCAGTAGCATTTAGAGAAATATGATCTACAGAAGTACCAATTAGCACTGCATTTGAAAAATAACCATCTCTGTATCTATATGTCCAGTCTCCAAAATCAACAGTAGCATCTGTAATAGGTTCTACTTTTGCATCAAGAGCTAAATGATGAGGCTTAACCGACCCTGGATAAGGGATACCTACATCAATAAATCCAGTTTGTGCTGCTCCGTTTGATACTTTCATATATAAACGGTTATTAGAAGAAGCTCCTAGTCCAGACTCAGAAACTCTTCTTATACTAGTCTGAGTTGTGTCTGAAGAATTTACTACAGCAACTAGTTCTCCAATTTCATAATCTCTCATGTCCATAGTAGAAAGTTGAGTAGTAAAACTTGTTGCTATTCCATATCTAGTAAAATTGTTTCCCGGCCATAATCCCGTTCCTCCAGAAGGAGGTTTAGCGTGATTTGTATCCTTTATATATAATCTACCATTTATAGAATCTCTCCAAAAAACCCCATTAGGGATAGTTCCTGTTGACCCTTCATCGTTAAAATCAGTTCCTAACGGTTGTTCTTGCCCATAAAAATTTCTACTAATTGCTCTTAAACTAGAATTAAAGTCATTCCTTGAAAGAGCAATTGTTCTAGAAAAAGCAGGCAATAAAAATTGTTCATTTGACATTTATTTTCTCCTTAATTATATTCCTCTAGCTTCAAATTGTATATACTCACCAGTAACAGAACTTCCTGTTTCATCGTATACACTTACATTACAGCTTGTTGTTGTTATATCTCTCATCATTATTGTATAAGATCCTGCTGGTGCATCTATCATCTGTCCATTAACAAATGGAACTCCTAAAAACTCAACACTACTATAATCTATATTCCAGTCTTCAGAATCTACACGTACATCCCTAATAAATAATTTATCTTTAAGATCCACACTATATCTAAACTTATCTAAGTTAAAACTACCAATTGACGGATCAAAATTTTCTACATTATATCTAATTTGAAAAAACTGAAATTCTTTATCAAAGCCGCCTACTGTTAGATAACCATCGTTGGTAGCAGTGTTAGCACTAAACGTGCTAATATTTACGTTTCCATTAGCATAAAAAGGATTAGATACAGCATATCTTATTTGTACGTTCTGATTAATAATACTCGGATCTATACCTACAAAAGTAGATTCTAAGTCATCTCTGTACTGCCCTAAATTAACTAATTGATAAGTAGCCCCAGAATCTGAAGTAGCTGTAGTTAGATTAGGCAAGGCATTAGTTACTGAATAGTTAGCCCCTATTTCATGAGCTAATTTACCAGCACTATCTTTAATAGGATTACCATTAGCAAAATATGCTTGTCCTAAAGAAAGAGCATTTGCATTAGCAATTCCCGATATTAAAGCGTAAGAATTGGTATTTGAAATGTCTCCTGTAAATTGCCCCGGATTCCACACAGCATAAACTGACCCTCTAAAGTTAGCTGCTGTAATGGTAGAAGTTAAATCTAAAGCGTCAGTACCAGTTTTAGAAGTAATAGTATTATTAATTAGACTATCATATATAACAGTAGACTCTCCAGAATCTAATACTCCGTGCGGAGATTCTACTTGAAAATATGTTCCTACACCATTAGCACTAGGACTACCTATAGTACCACTTATATTTCTATCAACTAATATAGTACTATCATTAGATACTTCTGTGGAGCTGGTGTTTACGATGTCATATTCACTATGCCAAGATCTAGTACCGAAAGGCTGACCTGAAGTATCAAGAATTACTTTTCCTTTAATGATAGAGCCTACATCTCTAATCTGAGTTACATATGAAGCATTTGCAGAGGCTTGTAAATCAGTCACATCTGAAACAGTTGCCCAACCAGAAGCAAAACCGTTCGATAAATCAATTAAAGTAGCTCCTGGAGCAGAAGTACCTCCTGTTAAAGTATTTTGGCTTGGAAAATTACCATGTTGAAGTTCTTCGGATTCATTATTATTAGTAATACTTTGTCCTCTATAATTAACTGCAAAATCTAGATCTGGATTATCCTCACTAAAAGCTAGAAAAGTATGTAAGTCTGCTGGTCTAGCAGGTGTAAACACTGTCGCTACAATACTACTTTTATTACCGCTAGTATCGATTGCTTGAGCCATATAAGTAGAAGTACCAAATGTAGGAATCGGTATACTAGCAGAGCTAGAAGGTGAAGAAACAGAAACAAGAATAGCTCCTGCACCAAATTCTTGTAAAACTATTTCTGGATTACGTACATCAATAGATTTTCCTACACGTCTAATCTCAATTTTTTCTAAGTCTAAGTCTCTTAAACTTCCTGACACATCTCGTTGTAGTTGCCATGAAAATACTAATTGATCTAATAACTGACCTACTTGAAACTCTCTTACTGGTAGAGGCGGAGTTCTTTTACCTGGTAAAGAGGTAAATATCTCTACAGGTTCTCCTCTAATAGCACCATTTAAAGGAGTTACTTTTATTAAAATTCTATTTGGATTATTTCTTGGACCTCTATCTAGATTATTAATAGTAAAACTTATTTTTTCTACGCCTGCCTCTGTAGATGTAGTGTTATTTGGTATTTTCACTACATTAAAATTAGTTAAATTATTAATAGTATTATTATCATCTGCTAAAGTAGTTCTTGTAGAGCCTGCCAGTTTATAAGCGATTTCATAATCGGTCACATCTCTAAAGTTAATTTTATCAAATTTAACTGTTACTCTTAAACTAACTCCTCTAAGTACGTCGATATATAAGGAATCGTCAACAACTAGATTTTGTACTCTAGGAATAGGAATATTTCTAATAAATACTGATTGAGTATTATATTCACTTCTTCTTCTAGCTGTATTTATATTTCTAGCACGTACTAAAGTTAACCCAATCGGATTATCTTTTATTATTCTCTGACCGGTTGAACCGAAAAAAAGATCTTCAAAATCTGCGGTGCTACTTAAAGAGTATCCACCGGTATTAGCCAAGTTAAAGTAACCAGGATACGTAGTAGCTTCGTAACCAAAACTTACAGTTCCTTTCTTACTTCCTGCAATAGCAACTACATTAGAAATAGTTCCCAAAGGATCTTCTGTTATATTAGTAGCTGTTCTTCCAGATAAAATAGCTCTTGGAGCTTCTGAAAGTTTGACTCGATAAATTGAGTTTGCTGTTAAAGCAGCATTGTAACTTGGATCAGTAGGATCATAGCTTACATTAGCTATAGAATAAGTATTACCCGAAAGAATTGATATATTATCGCCTTTTTCTATTAAAGGCTCACTATAATGATCAACCTCTGTTCTAATCTTATTTGCTGAGATAGCCGCTCCTGGAGTTCTAAAAGAGTCTAAGTTTACCGTTACATATTTAGTATTAGGTATGTATGTAAAAGAGTTATCTTCTACTCCATCAATAAATACTTTAATAAAACTTGAATCTTTAGGAGTAACACCAAGTGGTTGTCTAAAGGCTGCAGAGCTTATAGTAGAAACTGAATTTTCTTTAATTACTTTTCTTTTATTTCCTCGTATATAAACCGAATTGTTAGCTGCTAAGTTTACTTCTACTAATTGAGAAATACTAACATAAAAAGGAGGATCAGGAAGTTTGTCTACTAAAGAGCCTCCCCCACTCGTATCATTACTAACTTCTACAAAACCAGAAGTTGTGTTATAATTAACTATTTCTGAAGTATATTGGGTAACTTTTGGTCTAAAAGCTGAAAAATTTTCAACAAACGAATCTGTTAGTTTTTCATTTATTGGAAAAGCTAAGAAGTCTTCTCCTTTTAATCTGTCAGGAAATAAATTAACATCATTTACTTCTAGTACGTGTTTATGAAAATTTTCATCAAAACAATTATCAAGAGAGTTAATTGTAAACCTAACATTGTTATTTACTATTTCAAAAGAATCACAAAGTAATCTAATATCTCCAACAGTGGTTGTAAAACCGTTTTTACCAAACAAAATAGCGGTTTCTGTGTTTGAAAAAGGTTCAATATTTGCAACTGTAAAATTTAAAACGGTCATTAATTTATACTTTCAATTTCTGAAAAACCATCAGGCCTGGCTAATTGATACTCTGTAGCTATTTGAATAGGATAATCAGTAACATCTGTTCCTTGTGATACTAAAAGATCGTATCTTACTGTACCGTCTTGATTTTTTCTAACTACTAAATCTAAATCTAAGTCCGGAGTAGGTGGAGACTTTCCTGGGCTAAATACTTGTTTATATGCAACTGGTTTATAAGATATTGTAGATTCAGAATCAATATACACATTAGATATATATTCTACGGCATCTATTTTAATAGTTTCAACACTATCTCTTTGCAGTTGTACTATTTTAAAAAGTTTATCATTTGTTCCTCTATAGAAATTAGAAGGATCAGTCTCGCCTAAACTCCAAATATCGCCTCTAGTTGGTTTAGTAGTGTTATCAAAACCAGAAAAATTATCAAAAGTTTTTGTAGAAGGATTAAATTGTTTAACTACAGTAAAATCAACAAAATCTAAGCCACTACTTACATTTTGATTACTTAATTCTGTTGATTGATAGCTTTGTCCATTAGAATAAATTCCTTTATGTATATTTTTAACATATGTTGTAGTGCCAGACTGAAAGTTAGTATTTGACAAAATATATAAATCTGTTTTATCTGTTTCAAACTTAGTAACTCTTAGAGCTAAAGGAAGAGTATTACTGGTTATTGTATTATTTGTAAGAGCGGGGCTAGAAAAGTGCTCTATATAAACATTAGAAGTATTTATAGTACTATTTGCTCTTACTTTTCCGCCATAACCCCACGCAAGACCTTGAGTTTGTTGCTGCACAGCAATAACATCTCCAGGAATTAAATCTAAAGCAGTTACATCAGTTCCAAAAGCAATAGATCTTCTTAAATATTTATTTACAGCAAGTAAATATTGACCATACCTAATAGCCTGACTTCTACGAGTAACTCCGTGTAAATCTATAGAAGTAATATTTTCTATCATATTCCTTTCTCTTAGAGCTTTATCATCATCTAATTGTATGCTTTCTCTTTTATAGTGATTAGATGGATTAATAAAACTGACTTCAACCCCTGTTAGTTGAGCACTTTCCATAGTTCCTGAAATAGTAAAACTATCTTTTAATATGTTAGTTTCATTAAAAATAACCGAAGGAACTTCTCCTGGCTTATCTATATTAATAGAAAGCCCTCTTGGAGTATAAACTAAAATAGCCCTTAATGTTGCACATATTTTTTCTAATAACTCAAATCCTTGACTTCGATCAGCAATAATACCATCATAAATAAATCTTCTTTCTAATACAGACGTACCTTCTGAGAGTCCTTGTAATGTTTGTCGAGGGGCTGAAAAATAGGTTCTTGGTTTATATCTATAACTTCCATCAGCTATTCCAGATACTCCTTCAAACTGTCCAGTAACAGGGTCACATGCATCACAATATTGAGCAATCTCATAAAACTTATATTTATCGATATTTTCTTCATTTATTCCAAGACCGTAAGAATCATTAGTTAATAAATCATATATAATCCAAACAGGATTTTGAGTCCACGAATAAATAAAAGTTCCATCCCAAGCACCTCTGTAAATAACAGGTTTAGTATACTTAATTGTGCTTCCAGTACTTGCTTGTCGATATCCTACGTAGATATAAGAAAGATTACCACTGCTAGGCACCTCTACTTCTCTCCAATCAATTTCTCCATCTGATAGGGTAGGTTGATCATAATTAGAAGGTACTTTTACTAATAATCCCTTAATGACAGAAGTAAATCTAGGAATTTGTCCAGTATACTCATTATGCGCTTCTAAAGAATAACCAACTATAGCTGTTCTAGGATACGCTACAGGATCATTTTCTATTTCTGTCCAACCTAGTACTGCTATATTTTCTTGAGTTCTACTACTATCCGTATCATTACTGGTTTTTTCTATTGTAAATTTATAACCATTGCTATCAAAGTTTTTTATAACGACATCAACATCTACTTTATATGCAACATTAGTTTTTCCAGATATTCTATAAGGTACGGGATCAGCAGCTAAAGTTAATCCATCGCTTTTAAATACCGTAATTTTAAAAGTCACACTATGATCAAGAACATCTCCATCATCATTCATTTTTTGTAGAGCATTGAGTAAAAACTTAAAACGTATTGCATCCCAAGCAAATGAAGAAGTAGGCTGAAGCACTACTTTTGTAGCAGGAACACCTTCAAGATTACCTTTTTTAAGTACTATTGCACTGCCGAATTGTTGTACTTGTGTAGTTTCCTCACCAAAAAGAGGTAAAGCAGATTGATTTACGGTACCGTTTCTACTAACATATATGAACCTATCAGTAATCATAGTGCCATCATCATAATTAATAAAAGCGTCTGGACTAGATTCATTTATTTCTATATCAAAAACACCATTAGGATTAACTTTATAAACAGGTCCTTCACTGACACCAGTAGTAAGTAGCATTAAGTCTTGTGAAAACAAGTTATTATCAGCCTCAAAATTACCTCCTGAGCCTCCTTTACCTCCTTTATGTCCACTTACTTCAAATACTTTCATTTATTTCACCACCACCCTGCTGCTATTCCATAGCCAAATATATTAATACACGCAAAATATAAAGTAAGCAGCATAACCCATGCTGATCTTCTGCGCCAACTTGCATAAGCTTGTGTTATGCTTCCTATAAAAAATCCCGGATATACTAATAACATATCAGGATTAGCTGCATTAACTGCAAGAGTTAAGCTTGCAAATACTGTAAATATAAAACTTATAAGTTCGAAATAGAAAGCAACTCTATCAGTAACATAACTATTAATCCAAAAATTTTTTATTTTTTGCATTTTTAACGCCAATTTAAGCCAGGAAATAAATTACCAAATGTTCTTTTCATTATATATTCCGTGCTTCTCTCAGGGCCTTTGTCTATAGTTCTAACTTCTCCACTTAATAAATGTCCTGCTACTCTGTGCCTACCATATACTAAAGGAATAGGGGTTCCAGAATTTAGTGTGTGTTGTAAAGGACCAAAAGCATCATTTTGTCTAGCAGCAGCATCTCCTGAACCATCAGATTTTGGAGGTTTGTTAATTTCCATCATCACAGCACCGACCATCATTGATATACCAACTGACAACACAGCTGTTCCGAGTGCAGTTGCGGTGCCAACACCTGATGCTATCGTTCCTCCAGTAGCAAAAAGGCCAGTACCACCAGTGGTGACGGCTATAGTAATAATTGCAGCAGCAATAAGAGCCGTTTCTAAACTAGACTTACTACCTGCAATAATAGG